TCCCAACTTGAAAGTAAAGGTCTTAAAGATTTATTTGATAAGCTATGATAGAAACAGTAGTAATTAGTGTATTAAGTGTATTGGTTGTAGCCTTAGCGTTTACTACCATTAATCTTTTACGCAAAAATGAAAAGCAAGAAGACATATTGGCAGGATATATAACATACCTTGACCAATTTAGTAAAATTATAGAATTTTCGGATGAAAAGATGAAAAAAATTGATGAGCGAGGCATATTTAAAAACGATGATGAAGTTGGATTTATGTACGAACAAATTAAAGAAATCCAGAGGGTTCTATCTAACTTTAGGATAGATAAATTATGAGCACATTACCCCCTAGAAAAAGGAAGAAGAAAACAAAAAACCAATATTTTACTCAAGAAACAGAAGACGCTATTGTTAGATACAATAGCTCTTCTGATCCCGAAGAAAGGAGTGAAATATATCGTAAAGGTATCCACTATGGGTTTTTTAAACTCACCGAGAATATAATTCATACCTTTAAATTTTACTACACAGAAGTAGATAATATAGAGCATCTTCAACATGAGGTGATAACATTTTTATTAAGTAAAATTCATTTATTTGATCCTACACGGGGAGCAAAAGCATTTTCATACTTTGGTACGATTGCAAAGAGATATTTAATTATACAAAATACTAAAAACTATAAAAAAAGAATTGACAAAGCCCCAGTAGATGAATTATATCATAATTTAAACTATTCATATGATTTAGACTATGATCCTATGGAAAAAGATAATGATTCACTTTTTATGGATGAATATATAAAATATTGTAATACAATTCTTACGGATTTATTCCCAAAACATAAAGATGCTCAAATAGCAGATGCTATTTTATCTATATTTGCTTCAAGAGAAAATTTAGATATTTTTAATAAAAAAGCACTTTACATTTATATAAGAGAGATGGTTGAAGCTAAAACCCCTCAAATTACTAAGGTAGCTACTAAATTAGGAGAAATTTATAAAAAGAATTATATTTTTTATAAACAAAATGGTTATACAAAATTTAAGAGTGAGTCATATTTATAAATAAAGAATAAATATGGGACAGCTCGATAAAAAAATATTTGGTAAGAAAAAATTTTCCGATATATTGGAAGAAATTTACTTAAATCAAAAGAAAAAGGAAGAACAAATTTCCACTCTTATATCCGAGCTAAAACCTTTAATTCAAGATATTGGGGATGCTACTTTAGTAGTTCCTTTACTTAAAGAATATCTTGAAATATCTGTTAAAAATGATGAGCAACTCATCAAAATGGCTACTATCATCCAACGTGCAGTAAATAATGAAGGAAATGATGATGGTAATTTTGGGATGACAGAGGATGAGAAATATCAGTTATTAGAAGAAGTAAAAAAATTTAAGGACGATAAAAAGTAATGCCTAATTTAAATTATGGCATATCAGGGCTTTCCCAAGGGGTTATTAATAGTAAAAGTATTCCTAAATTACCTGTTTCTCAACAAATCTTTTCTAGTAGAGTAAAGGATATTATTTTAAATGATGCTCACCCTAAATTTGAAGAATTTGGGGGGTGGTCTTCTATAGGGTTAGTTTTTGTTGAAAATGTAACCCAACTTTCGGATGAAAATTCTACAATAATTGCTTATCCTTTATTTCCTAATATAAAACAATATCCATTATTAAATGAAATTGTTGTTTTGTTATCTCTTCCTAATAATGAGTTAGAAACAAATTCCAATTCAACAAAATTATATTATCTCCCCCCTACAAATATTTGGGGAAGTCAGCACCATAACGCCATCCCTGGGATTTCAGAATTGGCACCTTCCCAACAAAAAGATTATGAACAAACATCAGCAGGGAGTGTAAGAAGGGTAAATAATGAGGGAACTCAAATAGATTTAGGAAAAACTTTTATAGAACAAACTAATATAAATCCCTTACAACCTTTTGAGGGAGATTATATTTTAGAAGGAAGGTTTGGGAATTCATTAAGATTTGGGAGTAGTAATGGTGAATACCCTATTACTAAAATAAGGAATGGACAAGGTATTGTAACTAATGAAGGGTGGACTACAATTGAAGAAAATATAAATGAAGATAGCGCTTCTATATATTTAACTTCCACACAACAAATTGGATTACAGCCTAATATATTTAACTATAAATCATACAACATCTCTCCCGAGGCAATTGGTGATTATTCATCTCCCCAAGTTATATTAAACTCTAATAGAATAGTATTAAATGCTAAAGAAGATAGTGTTTTATTAGGTTCTGCTAAATCTATAAATTTAAATTCACAAGATTCAGTTAATATAGATAGTAAAAATACTTTTATAGTAAACTCTCCTAATATACTTTTAGGAAGTAAGGATGCTACGGAGCCTCTATTAAAAGGGGATGCTACTATAGAATTATTATCGGAGTTAGTTGATGAATTAAGGAAGTGGATGACTACATTTAATACTAATCCTTCTCCATATTTAGCTCCCTTAAAAGCTTCTACTACCCCTTTAATTGGTACTTTAGTTAAATTAAAAGCTGATTTAGAGACTAAGACTAAATCTAAAATAAGTAAAACTATCTAATGGCTAAAATTGAAGAAAATATTATTCAAAATGCTATTCCTATTGAATCTAAAGAACAGGGATTAGCAGTATTAGGAACTATAGTTACTAATAAAGCAATGACTTTTGCTGAGAAGATGATTCCTACCTTAGAAAGAAAGATCAAAGATGAAGTTGAAAGGCAAGCTATAGCACAAGCTACATCATTAGCACAACAACAACTCTCAGAAGTTACAGATAAATGCCCCCCTGAGGTAGAAAAGTTAATAAAGATTAGAAATAATATAGTAGAACAAGCTAATTCCATAGCAGAAACTATAGATACAATATCTACTACAATAACTAAAGCTTCTACAGGAATTAATACCCTTGTAGGCATAATAAAAGGTTTAAAAATAGCAAGGATTGGAGCCTCTGTAGCCGCCAAATTAATCCCTGTGGGTCTACCAGGTGCTGTTCCTGCTGCTTTAAATGATTTTGATGCTCTTATTGCTGAAAAAACGTTTGATATAGAAGGGAATTCTAAAATTACACCTATAGCGGACGCTATAAATGGGATTGCGGTTCCTATAGCTTTAATTAGTTTCTACATATCTAAATTTTTATCATTAATATCAATATTGGATGCTTTAATAGGAGATTGCATTAGTAATGGGGGGGATAGCAGCAATGGAGGGAGTAATATTTCAGATAACCCCAATTTAGTTCTCTCCCCTATATCCGAGGATTTAATAACAATAGCTGCCACCCAAGATCAGGCAGAACAATCACCAAATTTATCCCTTTATCAGGGATTTATTCTAGAAATAGAAATAGTCCCTTATTCCCCTACAGTTGATAGAAGAAGAGCAGTAGGAAAAAACTCATCAGGAATCATATTAATTCAAACCGAACTCTCATTTACCCCTGTTGACCAGGTTATGATTAATGAGTTAAAATTTGTTATTGATAGAGATGATTTAAAAGCTTATTAAGTAAATATTTATAAACAATGAAATCACAAGTATTAAAATCTTTAATTAAAGAGGCCGTTAAAGAGGCCATACAAGAAGAATTAAAAGAAGTATTATTAGAAGCAGTTCGTGCTCCTAAACAAATTATGAATGGGAATGTGTCTTCTTCTCCTGTTTCTACACCACCTCAACCTGTAAGGGAAGATAAAAGAGCAGAATATGCCAATATTTTAGGAGAAACAGCAGCACAATTTAATTCTCAAAACGTAAATAGGTTCAACCCACAAGGAGCAATGCCTGGTGGGGATTTACCACAAGGAGATCTTGGAATGGATCAGATAATGAATCTAATGAGTAAATAATGGCTATAAAGGTAGGTAACATAGCAGCATTTGATCAAAATCCCGATGTTGGGATTGGATTATCTATCCCCTTTCAAAATGGAGCATCGAATGGGAATGATCCTGTTTTTGCTACTAATTATACTACTGCTTTACAGATTAAATATAATTTAATTAATTATTTTCTAACTAGAAAGGGAGAAAGAGTATTTAATCCTAGCTTTGGAAGTATTATTAATGATTTAGTTTTTGAACCTAATGATCCTTCACTAATTGAAGTTATCCAAAAAAGTATAGAAGAAGATATTCAATCTTTCTTCCCAGTTATAAAGTTAAAAAAAGTTTCAGTAATCCCTGATTTTGATAATCATACAATAACGTCTCAAATATTCTATTCAGTATTTTCAAGCTTAAATGAAGAAGTAGAATTTAACATACCTTTATAATGCCATATAATTTAATAACCGATAATAACGGAGTTAATAGAAATATCCAATACATCAATAGGAATTTTTCTGAGATGAGGGCTAGTCTAATTGACTTTGCTAAAACTTATTTCCCTACTACGGTTACTGATTTTAGCCCATCATCTCCGGGGATGATGTTTATTGAAATGGCTTCTTATGTAGGGGATGTTATGGCTTTCTATACTGATAATCAGATCCAGGAAAATTTTATCCAATATGCTAAACAAACTAATAATTTATATGATTTAGCTTATATGGCTGGATATAAACCTTCAGTTTCTACAGCAGCTATTACTAATTTAAACATATTTCAAACTGTCCCAGCAATATTTGATGCTTCATCAGGTGAAAATGTTCCTGATTTTCGGTATTCTTTAGTAATAGATGAGAATACTCCTGTTAATAATTCTCAAAATACTACACCTTTTTTAACCCAAAATCGAGTTGACTTTAGCCAATCAAGTTCTTTAGACCCTACTACAGTATCTGTCTATCAAATCTTAGGTGATCAACCTACTTCTTTTTTATTAACTAAAACTGTTCCTGTCTTTTCAGCAACAATTAATACTACCACATTTACAGCGGGTGCTCCTGAAAGATTTTCTACTTACAATATTACAGCCCCTCAAATACTATCTATTTTAGATATAACGGATAGTGATGGAAATATTTGGAGTGAAGTTGATTATCTAGCCCAGGAAACTATATTTGAAACTATACAGAATATTAATCCTTATGGCCCTGATCCTAATACTGAAGGTGATTCTTCTTTAGTTTCTTCTCTTTTAAGATTAAAAAAAGTCCCTAATAGATTTGTTTCAAGATTTATTGGTAATAACGCATTAGATAATAATACTACTCTTCAAATTCAGTTTGGTGCGGGTACTGTGAATGATTATGATGAGCAAATTATACCTAACCCTAATAATGTTGGGATTGGGTTACCTTTTACCCAAAATAAATTAACAACTGCTTATTCACCTAATAATTTTATTTTTACTAAAACTTATGGGGTAGCACCTTCTAATACTACTTTAACAGTAAGGTACTTAACAGGAGGAGGAGTAACATCTAATGTTTCTGCTAATACTTTAACTTTTATAGATACTAATAATGTGGTTTTTGCAAATAATACTTTAGATAATGATATTTTAGCTACATCAACATTTAATTCACTTCAAGTAACTAACCCTAATGTTGCAACAGGAGGAGGTAATGGTGATACTATTGAAGATTTAAGAAAAAATTCAATGGCTAGTTATGCATCCCAATTAAGAAACGTAACCCCAGAAGACTATTTAATAAGAACTTATAGCCTCCCATCCCAATATGGCTCAATTGCAAAAGCATATATTGAAAAAGCCAAACTCAATAATACCCTCCCAGGGGAAAGTGAGAGTGTATTAGATTTATATATTTCTGCTTATAATAAAGATACCCAATTAATAAATGCTTCTAATACATTAAAATCAAATTTATCTACATATCTATCCCAATATCGTATGATTGGGGATTCTGTTAGAATAAAAGATGCTTTTGTAATTAATATAGGAATTAATTTTGAAATAGTAGTATTACCTAATTTTAATAGCAACCAAGTCTTAATAGATTGTATTAACCAATTAAAATCTTATTTTAATATAGATAATATGCAAATTAATCAACCCATCCTTATTAATGAACTTTATAATTTATTATTATTATCTGATAAAATTAGGGGGGTACAAAATGTAAAAAATATAGAAATTATAAACAAAGCAGGAGTCAGTTCAGGATATTCACAATATGCTTATGATACTATAGGAGCAACACAAAATAATGTTTTATATCCTTCTCAGGATCCCTCTATTTTTGAAGTTAAATTCCCTGATGTTGATATTAAGGGCAGAGTATTACCTATATAAAAAATCATAACAATGGCCATATATAAAATCTTCCCAGAAAAAGATGCTTCTATTTATTCCGAATTTCCTTTATTAAATACCGGGTTAGATGAAATTTTAAGTGTTTCTACTTATTATAATACATTATCACCTAGTGTTAGTAGATTTTTAATTAAATTTTCTTCTAATGAAATCGAAGATATTATTGATAATAAAATTAGTGGATCAAACTTCCAATCTAATTTAAAATGTTTTATAGCTAATGTAACAGGATTAAATTCTGATACTACATTAGAAGTTTATCCTGTATCCGGGTCTTGGAATATGGGGACAGGGAGGTATGTTAATGATCCTCAAACAACAAATGGTGTAGGGTGGACTTATAGGGCAAGTAGTGGAGTTAAAGCTTGGCCTTCTTCTTTTACTTCTTATGTAACAGCTTCTTATAGCGGTTCTAATATAGGAGGGGGAACTTGGTATACAGGATCTGATTTAAATTTAAATGTGACTGCTTCTCAAGTATTAAATTATTCTAGTAATAAAGATTTAAATGTTAATGTTACTAATACAATTTTAACTTGGTATAGTTCTTCTAATAGTTTAGGAGGATTTCCTAATGATGGTTTTATAGTAAAACAATCCAATGAAGATGAATTTATAGCTGATAGTAATTATGTTACCACAGTGGATTATTTTTCTATAGATACTCACACTATATACCCCCCACAATTAGAATTTAAGTGGGACGACTTTACCTTTAACACAGGATCTTCTACTAATACAATTATTGATACTTCTCGTTTAGTAGCTACCTTAGATAATAATGCAGGAGTTTATAGAAGAGGAAGTATAGAAAAATTTAGGATAAACTCTAGACCCCAATTCCCACAAAGAATATTCCAGACTGCTTCAGTATATACTACAAATTATTATCTTCCTACATCTTCATATTATGCTGTTAAAGATTTAGATACTAATGAATTTGTAATAGATTTTGATACTACCTATACTAAAATTAGTGCTGATAGTGAGAGTAGTTATTTTAAGCTTTATATGAATGGTTTAGAGCCTGAAAGGTATTATGAAATACTTATTAAAACTGAGATAGGAGGGGAAGTTCTAGTTTTAGAAGATAATTATTACTTTAAAATAATAAATGGATAATAATTACACACATAACTCAGGAAGTGAATTAAGTTTAAGTAAAAAGATTTACGAAAAATCTGCATATCTTAATACTATAGATAATCAATTTACAGAATTAGTTCCCCCTACTCCTCCAATTGAAACTCCAATTAGTGTTGATGAATTTTTTGTGTTATATAATGATTTATTTTATGAAATACCTAAAGAAGGTGAAATTAATTCTCACCAATATCTCATTAAATCTAGTATAGAATATGTAGGTTCTCAATCTACATCTAATGATATACAAGCTCTATTAAATGAAATAACAACATTAAGAGAAGAAAACTTAACTTTACAACAAAATATAGTAGATTTAACCCTACCCGAAAATGATAACACTAACACCAATAACTAATCCTGAGGGGGCAACTCAACAAGAATATAATACTTCTCAAGAGGTACTTATCCCTGTAGTAGATTCTACTTCTGAGTTTGATCCTGTTACTGATGAGGTAGTTTTTTCTGTAGAAACTGTTACAGGGGAATTATTGGCTAGTGAAAAAGTTTCTAATTTTAGTATTAGAAATAACCAAAATACTATTAACGAAGAGCAAATATCTTCTATTATAGTATTCCCAACCCGGGATATAGAAAATGCAGGGTATAATATAGGGAATTTTAATGTATATTATAATTTTTATAGAACTGCTTTAGAATCAAACCTATATAAATTTTTTATACAAGAAATATCTTCTAATAGAACCGAATTAAGATTATCTGTTAATAACTTATCAAATGATAAAATTAGTTCTTTAGTTCAAGAATTTCAAACTTTGTTAGAAAGTAATGGATTTAAAGATTTCTATATAAAAATCGGTAATTTTTACTATATAGCTAATAATATTTTATTAGATGACTCTTCGGTACCTAGTACTATTTTAATAAAATTATATCAACCTTTACCTACTACAATATCTTTAAACACCCAACTGCAAGTAGTTTTTGAAACTGCCGAAACTCAGGGTTTTAATTTAAATTTACCTCCTATTCCTATTGTAATAGAAGATAATATTGAATATATAAAAGGACCAAACTTTAACTACCAACTTTCTGATCAAGTTAATAACTCTACTGTGGAGGAAAATTACACTTCATTAATAGAAAATACCCAATTAACTTCTTCATATAATGAGTTAGAAAATATTTTAAATCAAAGGGGGATAACAGTTAACGTAGATTACACCAATTTTAATAATTTCATCCAATTCAGTTCAATTGAACAAAGAATAAGAAATTTTTATTATAAAATAGGTCAAATAGAATCTTATAATAATAGTATTACAACTTTAAATACTATTACTGGAGCAACTTCAAGTTCTTTACAAGTTTCCTCAAGTAAAGAAAACTATGAAAGTCAGATTACATCTCTAATTCAAAATTTTGATGGATATGAAAATTACTTATATTATACTTCAGGTGCTTTAGCATACCCTAAATCCAATTCAACCCAACCTTACACTTTACAATCTACAGGAAGTACTGAAGTGTTAAATTGGTTAGGAAGTATCAATGAAGCATCTCCTTATTACGGAGGTAGATTACTTTCGGCATCTACATATGATAGCGAAAATCAAGATAATTTATTTAATACTGTTCCTACTTATTTAAGCGAAGACCCCGCTAATCAAGGGTATGAATTATTTTTAAATATGATAGGTCAACATTTTGATATATTATATTCTTATATTAATACCTTAACGGATAGATATAATGCGGATAATAGGTTAGATTTTGGAATTTCAAAAGATCTTGTAGCAGATGCCTTAAGGGGAGCAGGACTAAAATTATACCAAAATAATTTTTCATCAGATGATTTATATTCAGCTTTATTAGGCATAAATGCATCGGGTAGTTTATTACCTCCAACAGGTTCCGAAGTAATTGAAACTTATGTTACTGCCTCTAATAAAGCGATTCCATTAGAAAATGTAAATAAGGAAACTTATAAACGCTTGTACCATAATTTACCTTATTTACTTAAGAAAAAAGGTACTGTTGAAGGTTTAAGAGCATTAATTAATTGCTTTGGCATACCAGATACAATTTTAAGAATATCTGAATTTGGAGGGAAAGATAAGGATAATTCTAATGATTGGGATTATTTTCAAAATGAATTTAATTATTCTATTTTTAATAGTGGATCTTCTACTACTAGTAGGGTAGAGATAGATTGGAATATAAATTCTGGTTGGAATGGAGAAGATGATAATCCTGAAAGTTTATTTTTAAGATTCAAACCTGCTAATATTTTACCTAGCAGTAATGAATATTCAACTATTTCTACAGGAAATGGTTTTTATCTAACTTTAGCATATACTGGATCAGGTTATACAAGCAGTTCATATTCAGGTTCAATTCCTTCTTCTTCTAATAATTATGCTACTTTAACTTTATGGAATGGTACTGATGAATTAACCCATGTAGATGCTCCTTTTTATGATGAAAATTGGTGGGGGGTTCAAGTTAGTAGAGAAGGTGTAGAATCCAATGCAGAAGTGACTTTAAGAACTGCTAATTCAATTTATAATGGTAATGATGGATTTAAAATAGGATATACTGCTAGTAGCATTGTTACTGATGATTTTTTGGGATGGACTGCGTCAAATTCTATTTTTATTCCAAAAAACACCTCCTCTCCCCTTTCTCTTGGGGGTGTTGATTATTATGGATTAACAGGATCCTTCCAAGAAGTAAGATTTTATAATACTTCCATCATAAGTGAAGCTACATTCCATGATTATGTAATGAACCCCCATTCTATTGAGGGCATTAATTATTCATCATCAGCGGACAATTTAATATTCAGAGCTCCCTTAGGTAGTGACTTAAATACTTCTACAGGACTTTTAACTTCGATTCACCCTAAAGTAACAGGTTCATATATTACTAATTCTTTTAGCGGTAATAGTAATTATACTATTGAGTCTGATATGACTTATGTACCTCAAACTGAGTATGTTTACTATGATCAACCCGCAGTAGGTATTAAAAATCGCATTTCTGAGAAGATTAGGATAGAAGAGGAGGTTGTCCCAACCGGAGATACATTATCACCTTATAGAAGTATTCAACAAAACTACCCACAAAGTGAAAGTTATACTAGAGATGTAAACTATGTTGAAGTAGCATTTTCTCCACAAAATGAAATTAATGACGACATTAATTCGTCCATGGGATACTTTAATATAGGGGATTATATTGGAGATCCCGCCCTATTCGCGCAGTCCGGTTCATCTTATCCTCCATTGGATAAATTACGCGATACTTACTTTGAAAAGTATTATGCAAATTATAATTGGACAGATTACATACGATTAATTAAATATTTCGATAATTCTCTTTTCAAGATGATTAAAGATTTTATTCCGGCTAGAACGTCATTAGCGTCGGGTGTAGTAATTAAACAACATTTACTTGAAAGGAATAGACAACAACCTGCTCAAGTAGAAACTTCACAGCATGTTTATAGTGGGTCTATAGAGTCTGGGTTTATAGATGGGGGTGATGGGGGATCAATGCCTCCCCAAAATAATTTTCCTACAAGTAAAGTTTCATCATATAAAGTATATGATACTTTAACACCTTTACTCAATTCCCAAGTTGGAACCAATTACTCAGACGCAAAAGGTGTTTTTGAAAGTATACCCTCTCTTTCAAATTATTATTTTAAAATAAAAAATGAAGCAATAGATAAATTTAATCCTGTTGTTATAACTCCTTTTATATATTTTAATTATGATCTAGGAATTTCGGATCAATATACTGCTAGTTTATATTCATGGGTTGAAACAATGGATGAATCAACTGTTCTAGAAAGTCAAATAAGTGGTACTTTGGCTTTCAATCCATCTCTTGTAGGACAATCCGCCCCGGTTCAAATCCAATTACCTTCATCATTCGCTAAAAAAGATAAAATCTATCTTCTTACATTACAATCAGGATCAGCAGCATTTAAAGTTACAGGTAGTTTAAGTACATGGATAACTAATGATTACTTAACTTTATCTTCCTATACAGGTTTTCCTTCTGCTACTACCCCAGTTAATAGAGAAGATCAAAGTGAATTTTATTATGTAAACAACTCTCCTACTCCAGATTTACTTCAGGTTTATAATAAGACTATTGATACACCTGTTGGTCCTCAAATTATAACTAATTCTGATGAAAATGAATTTTATAATGGAGAATTTAGTGGTAGTGAAGTTTTAGTTACTAATGGAGATTTAAATCCCACCCGAGTAATAGAAACTGCAAATGTGGATTCAGGATTTATAGCTCCTTATAATGAAGTTTATGTGGATGAAACTCCTAACCAAAATATTGATGGGTGGTTCAATATACAAAGAGGTAATTTTTCCGAAACTACAGGATTTATTGTATATAAGAATGATTTTGATGGGGTTGATAGAAGTTCATTTTGGTCTTCTTTAACCCCAGGAAGTATAATCCAACTTAATACAATTGGAGGAACACCCACAACTTTACAATTTACTGTGGAATTTGTTCAGCAAATTTTTAACATATTTGATATCCAAACCACTCCTCAAACTTATGGAGGTAATTGGTATAACCCTGCAGTTGGAGCTCAGGCATTTACTGTGAATGTTATCAATGATCCTAGTATTACTGATATTCAAGCTAGTATTTTAGGAGACGAACCACTACTTAATAATGTTCCTAATAATCGCCTTTCAAACATATACCAAGACATAGATTATTCAACAGGTACTATTACTCCTACTAATATAAGTGTTATACAAGCAGGTACAGCTACTAAATTTCCTATCCCCGATTCCAATTATTCACAAAAGTCATGGTCTAATGGTAGGTATAACGGTAGTAAAGTTTCATCACCAACATTTAATAGATAATGGCACAATATTCAACGTCACCTGAAGCACAGCAAATAGCTCAAGAACAGGCAAATCATTTTTTAGGTCCCGTAAATGGGGCTTTAGGGGGGTTATCGGTTGCTGAAAAGAATCAAGAATTTTTCCTTTTATTTAAAGATATTACCTCTACAACTCCTGAAATTATAGATCAGAGTTCATGGAATATAGAATGGTTAGTAAACTCTAATGGAGAAGTTGCAAATCCTAGTGATAATGATGTTACTAATAGTAATATCCTTCAAAATTTTGAAATAGGTAAGAAAGTATATGCATTAGTAAATAATGCTACAGGAATTAACGCTCAATTTTTAGGAGAACACACAATTACAGGTGTAGGAACTTTAAAAAATATTTTATACAGCCAAACAGGTATTCCTTCTTCAAGTTTTAATACATCCTCAGTACTTTTTGTAGAACCTGGTGGGGCTCCTGCTTCATCTACAAACCCTGTGCCTAATGTTTTAGGAAGTATGATTCTAAATAATGAGACCTTCTCTCAGAGCTCTCCTACTACAATTGATGGATATACACTCCAGACCCAAACTAATAACCCTCCAGGGGGAACTAATTTTAATGCTGGAAGTGGAAAATATTTTATATCTTCTTCGGATTTTATAGATATAAATTCCATTACTTTTAGAATTTCTTACAGTATTGATAATAATTCTACAACCAAACCAACAACAGTAAATGTAAGTTTACAACCTCCTGCAGGTAATATATTACAAACTGATGTGTTTACTATATCTTCCAATAGTGGAGTGCAAAGGAGTATGGAAGTAAATTTATCTAATTTTACTTCTTTTAATCAGATGCTTATAAAAGTAAGTACAGAAGAAGAAATTAACATAGTTAGTTTAAATTTTGAAGTTATAGGTTCTTCACCTTCCCCTACTCCTAATATTCCTACTACAGGGTTTTGGGCTACAGGAAGTGATACTGTTATAACATGGTTAACAGGTTCATCTTATGTATCTCAAAATTATGGTAATATACAATTAACTAATTCAGGAACACAAGTAATTGCATTTACAAACTATGGATTAGATCCTATTGATGATATATTTACACCTCAAGCAGGAGATAAAATAAGATTTGAATATGATCCTGGGAAAGTTTTTACTATCTATGAAGTTATAACCCCCTCAGAAGCATCTGATGGTTTATTAAAATTGAAATTGAATAGACAAGTTCCTGATAGTACTATATTAGATAATTTTATTTTATATAGAATTGATAGTAGCGAACCTAAATCAATTTTTCTAAACGTACCTAAAAACTCAGTTATAGGAGACCCCGAGAACCCTTTTAAAGGATATATTTTTCCTCAATACAAAACTCAAAATTTAAAAGATAATTTAAAAAGTATTCAACAACAAATATCAAACGAAGGTTTGTTATGAAGTTAAATTGCCACATATTTATTACATATAATTAAAACTAATGGGATATTTAAATAATTCGGTAGTAACAGTAGATGCTATCTTAACAAACAAAGGTAGAGAACTTTTAGCAAGAGGGGATGGATCCTTTCAAATTACTCAATTTGCTCTTTCGGATGATGAAATTGATTATACTTTATATAATCCAACCCATCCTTCAGGAAGTGCTTTTTATGGGCAAGCTTTAGAAAATATGCCTTTATTAGAAGCATTTCCTGAGACTACTCAAAATTTAAGATATAAATTAGTAACTTTACCTAGAGGTACAGCTAAAATGCCTGTATTAGACTTAGGTTTTTCTCAAGTTACTCTAAAACAAGGTGCTTCATTAGCAATTACACCACAAACTTTAAATTACTTAGGTAATAACCAAGTATTTGAAGCTAACGGTTACACAGCTACTATTGCTGATGTTAGAGTATTAAATACTTTCAATGGTGTTGGTATTCAAACAGAAGCAGCCCAAGCATTAAATCAAACTGAAACTTTAGGAACTAATGTTTCTAGTACAGTTGTAGGAACAACAATTAATTTAACGGCCACTACCGTAAATACTCTATTTGGATCTAATAGTCAAATAAGTACTACTTTACAAATTGTAGGTAGAGATAGTGGAGCTAGAATTTCTATCCCCGTAAGAATAACACAAACTAACGCATAATGTCATTTAAAGCATTCGAACCAGACGACTTTTTAATTAGTGCTGATAGCATAACTGCAGGAGCTTGGGCAGGTAATATTCCAACTCTAACAGAATTTTATACATCATCAGTTCAAGAAGCTGGGGTGAGTGGTAATTATTATTTGGATGTATTCCAAACAGGATCTACAGAAACTGGTGCCGCAGTCCAATTTAATATTGCTTTTGGTGATTCTAATGGATCTGGGTCTGTTTTATATGATGCAGGAATTAATGGTAAGTCTTATACTTCTACAGTATTTGGACAATGGCAAAATATTGTTTTGGGTGATGAAAATAATCAATTTATTTTTGGAGGAGTAACTCCTATACAGCAAAGTTTTTATGCTATTGCAGTTGAAAGAGCAAATTATAAAGGAAGTATATTTCCTGGAACATTAGATTTAAGAATTAGTGGTTCTAATGAAATTCAACTTACGGATAACAGTAAAGATGTTTCTACTGTAGTTTATAATGAAGCAGGTAGAGTATTCCAAATAGTATCAGGTTCAGGAGGTAGTGCAAATGCTTTTAAACCTACAGGTGCTGATACTAATGGGATGACTATATCAGGGTCTTACGGTTTATTTCTCCCAGATATAGGGACTATTTTATTAAATGCTTCTGCTTTAGATTTACCCGCAGCAAATGGGGGAGCAGCATTAGGAACTTTATATACCTCAGATACGGCGGATAATAATAATGAAAAATTATTTACTGCTATTTCAGCTTCAAGTAATTTTACATTAAATAGCCAAGAAAATATAACTTCTGATTATGTTTTTGTAAGAGCAAGAAATAGTGAATTTAATTATTCCGAAAATCCATCATTTATTTCAGGTTCTACAGGACAAGTACTTTATAATGATTTTATTAACGCACCTCAAACTTATTTAACTACTGTAGGAATGTACAATGTTAATAATGAATTAGTAGCAGTTGCTAAATTAAGTAAACCTCTTGCTAAAGATTTTACTAAGGAAGCCCTTATCAGAGTTAAGCTAGATTTCTAATGAATGAGTTATTTAAAAACCCTCAACAGTACAGACGTAATTGTAACTCCGTTTACAGTTCATAAAGAATTTTCTTATTCAGGAACTCCTCCTGGTTATAGTACTAGTTCTGTTTTTGTAGTAGATGGGAAAAACGAATCTTACCCTTTAAATGGGGGGTATATAGGAACAGGTAGTGAAGCTTTAGTTTATAATTCCATAAAACAGCTTTACTACTCAAATTATCTTTCAGGAAGTAATGGGCAAATTTCAAAAGCAGCTACTGCTAGTTTTAACCCCGATGGTACTATAACTGGTCCTTTTTATACTACTAACTATTTAAATGATATCCAATCTATTGATGAATTAAGAAGTTTTCCAATAGGAAACAATGATGAAATATCAGTTTTATCTATCCCTTCTACTCAATTTGGAGAATATATTATGCCTTCAAGTTACTCTGATAATACTATGTCGGATGATGGGCAAGGAAATTTATTAAGTGGTTCTATTAAAGTAGGTAATATAATATATGGTGCTGGATTAATAATTTATACTGAAAGTGGGTCAGGAGGTATTAATAGTTTTACTAACCCTCAATGGCAATCTTCACTTACTATTTTTGAAACTCAATATAAATGTACTATAAGAGCTAATGAATTTAATTATTCTTTAAATCCTAGTTTACTATCTACTCCTTTAAGAGGGCAAGATGGAATTTTACTTTCAGGAAGCTCCCAATATTCAGATTTTGTAACAGGTTCAGATTTTTCACCTTTTGTTACAACAGTAGGACTTTATGATGAAGAACAAAATTTATTAGCCGTAGGAAAATTATCTCAACCCCTACCTACTTCACAAACGACAGACACAACAATATTAATAAATCTAGATAGATGAATTGGTTATATAATGAAAAAGAAATTACAGACATATCACAATTTCCTCCTAACACATTTGGGTTTGTATATAAAGTGATTACCCCTGAGGGTAAAAAATATATTGGAAAAAAGGTTTTATACCACAACCAAAAGAAAAAACTCACTAAAGCGGAATTAGCAGAGCAAAGTGGTCGTGGGAGGAAAAAATCTTTTAGAATCATTCAAAAAGAAAGTGATTGGAAGAAATATTATGGGTCTAATAAACATCTCAAAAACCAAATAACTGAAGGTGAAGTTACGCTGGAGGATTTGAGTAAACAAATTATTGAGGTAGGTTTCAACAAGAAACATCTTACTTATTTAGAAACCAAATATCTTTTCCAGCTAGAAGTATTAGAAAAACCTGGTGAATACTATAATGATAACATTTTAGGAAAATTCTTTACCAAAGACTTGGATATCTAAATTCCTCAGCGTATATTCACGCTCATGGTAAATCACCTACTAGTAACCCTAGTTGATTCTGTTTTAGGAAGAGGGAAAACAACATCGAGAGGTAATTATGCTTATCACTGTCCCTTTTGTAAACATCAGAAACCTAAGCTAGAGGTTAATTTTACAGAAAATAAAAAGGGCCATAACCCTTGGCATTGTTGGGTATGTAATACTCGAGGTAAAACTATACCTAATTTACTTAAAAAAGCAGAGGCATATGATAAAATAGCCGAAGCCAAAAAATTAATTCCTCAGGGATCATTTGTTGAGGAAACAATAGTAAAACATGATTTATCACTTCCCCCAGAATTTACTAGATTTATAGACAAACCTACCAGCCTAATGTCTCGTCATGCCTTAGCATATTTAAAAAAACGAG